GTTTACTTTCAGATTCCTCAGCCCCTGCCCTAGTAATAAACTTAACCGATGTAACTAGACAGATACAAATTCGACGCGGTAGAAATATAAGCCGAGATACTTACGAGGCAGGAACTTGCACCGTTAGGATTTACGATCAAACAGGTCGTTTCAATCCTCAAAATACCAGTTCAGATTTATTTGGCTTTTTAACACCTTTAAGAAAACTAAGAATTTCAGCAACCTACTTGGGTGTAACTCATTACTTATTTAGTGGTTATACAACTGATTACATTTACACTTATGACCAAGCCGAGAACATTTCCTATGTAGATATTAACGCAAGCGACGCGTTCCGATTGTTAGCAATGGCAACAATTACTTCGGTTACCGGTCAAGCCAATGGACAAGATACCGGAACAAGAATTGATAAGATTCTTGACACCGTAGATTTTCCTGTTTCAATGAGAACTTTAGACACCGGTGATTCATTAACTCAGGCTGACCCTGCAACCAATAGAACTCCATTGGCAGCAATCAAGAATTGTGAGACTTCAGAACAGGGGGCTTTCTTTATTAACCCTGAGGGCAATGCGGTATTTAAAAACAGATCAAACACAATATCATCCGCCGGTGCAACTCCACTTGCCTTCAATCAATCCGGTGGCCTACCTTACAAAAATCTAATTTTTGCATTTGATGACAAACTTATTGTAAATAAGTCAACAGTCACACGAGTTGGTGGCTCACCTCAGACCTATACCGACGCCGCTTCGCTTGCCGAGTACTTCCCGCATGTTGTGAACTTCAGCGATTTGGTCGTGCAGACTGATACTGAGGCAGCCAATATAGCCGCAATCTATGTCGGAACTAGATCGACGACAAGCATTCGAATTGATCAAATGAGCGTTGACCTCTATGACCCATTAGTGCCAAACGGAACAATGCTTGACTTAGACTATTTTGACAATGTGGTAATAACTAACATTCAGCCCGATGGCTCAACCATTGTCAAGAATTTACAGATTCAAGGGGTTAACTGGGAAATCACTCCGAACTCATTCCTTGGAAACTTCACTACACTCGAGCCAATAACAGATGGGTTCATAATTGGAAACAGTACCTACGGCATTATAGGTGAGGATATTTTATCCTACTAAGGTATAATTAGAGACTAGGGAGATCAAACTATGGCAGCAGGATTAGGTTTTAAAACATTCAACACCGGCGATGTGTTAAGCGCGGCGGATGTTAACGGTTATTTAATGCAGGGCGTTTTGGTTTTTGCCGACGCAACTGCTAGAGACGCAGCAATTACCTCACCTCAGGAAGGTCAATTCGCATATACAAAAGATAATAATTCTTTATGGTATTACTCAGGCAGCGCATGGATCGCTTCAGGTGCAACTGGAGACATTGAGGGGGTAACTGCGGGAGTAGGAATTAGCGGCGGCGGTACTTCAGGAACTGTCACCATCACAAACTCTATGGCAACTGCTATTGACGCCAAGGGCGATTTAGTTGTTGGAACTGGTGCAGATACTTTTTCTAAGTTAACCGTTGGTGCAAACGGAACAGTCCTCACAGCAGACAGCGCTGAGGCTACTGGGCTTAAGTGGGTTACTGCTGGTGGTGGCGGTAAAGTTTTGCAAGTAGTTTCAGCAACAACATCTACCAGTAGTACAACAACAAGTTCAACTTTTGCTGATAATAATTTAACGGCCTCTATCACACCAAGTGCAACTTCAAGTAAAGTTTTAATTTTAGTTACCCAAAATTATACTTTTATTAGATCAGGAAATGAAGCAGGCGGTGGGTTACGATTAATGAGGGATTCTACTGCCATTTTTAACACTACTGCTAATAATTTACAATTATATAAGCATATACCTGGATCAACAGCAATAGAGTTTTATGAAAATACTGCCATTACATATTTAGATAGTCCAAATACAACTTCTAGCACAACCTATAAAATGCAACACGCTGTCGCTTATAGTTCAAGTAGTGGCAGTTTTTCATCACAGGCTCAAACGGCCTCAACAATAACATTATTAGAGATAGGTGCATAGTGAGTCATTTAGTGAAAGCAATACAAAAATTACGGCCAAATTCTCAATTTACTTTTAATAATCAAGATTATTCTACTATAAATTGGATAGTGCTAGATGGTGATGCACCTACTCAAGCCGAAATAGACCAAGCGATTCAACAGGTAGAGGCAGATGAATTAGCCGAAGCGGAAGCAAAGGCGCAAGCCAAAGCCGCAGCCGAAGCCAAGTTATCAGCCCTAGGTTTAACTACTGATGATCTTAGGGCTTTAGGTTTATAGCACAATCTTGGGGGATTGTTTTGAAACCTTGGCTTTCTAAAGCGGCAACGCAGTTTCGAGATCAAGTAAATGACTCATTCGCTGATCGCCGTAAATCTTTGGACGGATGGATTGGTGATCTGCGTCACCAGTCTCGAGTTAGTCAACACAATCCAAACGAGCAGGGTGAAGTTTGCGCATTGGACATTGACGCTCGCTTATCTGAGGAACAAGGAATTGCAATCTATTTGGCAGATCAAATTAGACTTGCAGCAAAACAAGGTGATCGACGCATTCTTTATGTAATTTTTATGGGAAAGATTTGTTCTGCGAAATCTTTTTGGCGCTGGGTTAAGTATCGCGGATTAAATCCCCATACAAAACATATACATATTAGTTTTAAAGAAAACCAAAATGGTAAACCTTTTAACATACCACTATTAGGGGGAACAAATGAAGTTATCAAAAAAGCATAAGGCTGCAATCAAGTCTTATTTAAGAGCGGTTTTCGCTTCCGGAATAACTGTTGCGCTTGCGATTGTCGCTGACATCCATCCGGCATACGCAACACTCTTAGGCGCTATCGTCGCTCCTATTGCTAAAGCCGTTGACCCTTCCTCAGGTACTGAGGTTGACTACGGAATTAATGCGAAATAATGGACGCAGTTTCATGGGGTGGTTTAGCCGCCGCCGTCTCCGCCGTATTAACAAGTTTCTTTTTGGGTCTCCGTTATCTTATTAAAGGATGGTTGTGGACTCTAACCCCTAATGCTGGAAGTTCTCTTGCTGATCGTTTAGCAAGAATTGAAACTCGCCAAGAGGAATTACTGAGGATTGTCACCGATAGAAAGTAAACTGTACCTATGGCTCAAAAGAAAAAAAGAAAGATCACTCGCCGAAAAGGTAAGTATCAGCACGAGCAGGTTCTTACCCGCTTAGATAGTTACGCAATAAGCGTTCGTGAGTATTACTTGAGCCTAAGACGAGCAGGGTTTCCAGTAGATCAGGCAATGGGTATGTGTGATAAAAATACTTTTCCTGATTGGTTAACACCAACAACACCGGAGTTCAATCCTGTTAATCCTGACCATGACCCCTACGAGGATGAGGACTAAATTAAGCGAATTGTTCTGATCTCAGACCTTCAAATTCCATACCATGACCCAATTGCAGTTAGAAACCTTGCACGATTTATTGCGAGATGGAAGCCTCATCAAGTCGCAACGGTCGGAGACGAAATTGACCTCCCTCAATTATCTAAATGGGAAAGAGGATTGGCGGGCGAGTTTGCTGGCACACTTGACAGAGATCGCAAACTTACTCAAAAGATATTAGAACAACTTCAGGTAACTGATATGGTCAGGTCTAATCATACAGACCGATTATGGAACTCAATTAAAACTAGGTTGCCCGCTTTTGGTGCATTACCTGAATTAAGGTTTGAAAATTGGCTTGGTCTTGACTCTCTTGGAATTAAATTTTGGCGTAAACCTATGCCTATTGCCCCTAATTGGATTATCCTTCATGGCGACGAAGGCACTATGTCTCAAAAAGGTGGTCAAACAGCCCTAGGATTGGCTATAAGGCATGGCAAAAGTGTGGTGTGTGGACATACTCATCGTGCGGGTTTAAGTGCGATTACGGCGTCCTCAGGGGGCAAAATAGGGCAAACCTTATGGGGTCTCGAAGTTGGCAACTTAATGGATTTTAAATCCGCTCGTTACCTAAAGGGTGGAAGTGGCAATTGGCAGCAAGGATTTGGTTTAATGTATGTTAAAGATACTAAGGTGACCCCTGTATTTGTGCCAATAGACAGGTCAGGCAGTTTCACCGTTGAAGGTAAAACCTACGGTTAACCTTTAGGGTTCGTTATCAAATCGTTATAAAACACGCCGACACTTCCTTTGTGAGTGTCGGTTCTTTGTGTCATCCTTTACTTATCCAAATTAACGGATTTGGTGTAACGGAAAGGAAAGTATGAAACTGACAGCCAAGGATTTTGAAAGGTTGACAGAAAGTCAAATGCAGTTCAAGG